GCATTAAAGAAATATGATGAGTTGTCAAAAAAGGAAACTATATGAAACCTAAACCAATAAATCAAGATACATTAAGTGAACCACCTATTTATAAATCATTTAAAGTTGAAACTCCAATGGGATCATTAGAATCTGATTCAGGAAGTCATGTAGTAGATGTTGCATCTATTATATTTGTTGTAGCAGTATTATATATAGGTAAGAAAATAATTGGTAGGTATATATGATGAATTTACCAGATTGTCCTAAATGTAAATCAGAATTATTTGAAACAGAAGTATTAAAAGGCTGCGATATTACAGATCCAGCTCTTGCCTGTACTAATTCTAAATGTGATTTCCTGGTATGTGATACTCTAGGAGAGTTTTTATATGATGATGAGAGGATAGAATAATGGATATATATACAATAGTAATGTTTTTATTTGGTTTATTATTATTTGAATTAGTTTTATTATTAAGTATGGAACTTTATTCAAGAATTAGTGATTGGTGGTGGAAATTCAGGTTTAATGGAAGAATTGATTAGTGAGTATGAGAAATTCACAAATAGTAGATTGCACCTCCTTGAGGAACTATGGGATCAATCCTTGCTCACTAATCATAATATAATATTATAGAATTAATAGCATTATATATTATAGCATGGATTTTAGGCTTTATTTTAGGTTACTTAATGGGAAAGGATAAGAGATGAGAAATAGGATGATAAAAAAGGAGTTCTGGACAAGTCATAGGATATTGTCTATTCAGATCCCTGAAAGATTGTTGTTTATAGGAATGTTTAATATGGCTGATGATGAAGGTGTACTAAAGAATAGTCCATTACAGATTAAAGCTACTATATTCCCAGTTGATTCCAAGATTACTCTTGGAGTAGTCCAAGAATACATCAAGAACATTCTTGGAGTAGGTTTGATAGAGCTAAATAAGGAAAAAACCTTAATTAGGATATGTAAATGGAAAGATCATCAAAGAATTGATAAAAAAACACCAAGCAAGTATGATTTCAAGAAGGTAATCCAAGAACATTCCAAGAGTCCTCCAAGAATAGTCCAAGAGTCCTCTATACCAAAGGAAAGGAAAGAAAAGGAAAGGAATATAAAGGAAATAAAAGAAAAGAAAGATGTTCAAGATAAAACCCTTGAACTATTTAATTCTTTTTATTCTTTATATCCAAGAAAACAAGATAAGAAAAGAGCATATACAGCATTTAATAACCTTACTAAAGCTAATCAGAAGCTATGCATAGAAGGTGTTACTATCTATGTTCAATGGTTAAAGGTCAATAATATTGTAGATAAAACCCTTATTAAATTACCTACTACTTATATTAATGGTGAGCATTGGAATGATGAGTTAGATACTACTGTAATTAAACAGCCAGATAAAGTAGAGTTTAAATTAGATGCTACTGGTAACTCTGTTATTGCTTACTGTAGTAAGTGTAGTATATCTGACTTCTATGATCCTTTTAAAGTACATACTATGGATAGTAAGTGCTGTAATGGTATGCTGCTTAATACTAAACCTAATGTAGATATGCAGCCTGAACCAGAGGTTACTACTAATACTTTTGTTAAGCTATCTGATATAATGGATAAGTACCAATGAAGATATATATAGGTATAGATCCTGGTAAGTCAGGTGGTGTATGCTTCCTTAATGGTGATGATATAAGAGTATGTAAGTGTCCTGCTACTATACATGATATGGTTAATGAGATAGAGATAGCTAATGATATAGGTGTATGTAGTGCAGTAGTAGAGAAGGTACATAGTATGCCTGGTCAAGGTGTTAGATCAGTATGGACATTCGCAGAGAACTATGCTCATTGGTGTGCTATACTGGCAACTCTTAAGGTTAGATATGTATTAGTACCTCCATATACCTGGATGAAATTCTATGGTTCAATGCCTAAAGATAAAAGAAAAAGGAAGAACTATTTGAAGCAATTAGCACAGCAATTATATCCTAATATAAAGGTTACATTAGCTACTGCTGATGCTATATTGTTAGCTCATTATCTACAACAAACTGATGCTGTAGAAGCTGTGATTAATGGGAACAGCTCACATACCACCTCATAATATTTACTTAATAACTTCTGATAATATACATTATGTTAACTAAACTCTCGTCGAGAAGCCTTAATTTAATCTAATATAATGATCCATAACACTATATATAGTATAGTAATGGGGTAATGAATAATCCTCTATCGCAGACCTCCATACTTAATATTTTGAAGTTTTACTTAAATAATATTAAACTACAATATGAATAAAGTTATAAAAAAGAATGTTTTAAGTGAAAAGCAGATTCAGGCAATAGAACATATAGCTTGTAATCCAGAGATAACAAATGTAATGATTGGTAAATTAGTCAATGCAGATAAGAATACAATAGGTAAGTGGAGAAGAAATGCTCAATTCATAGATAAGTGTTATGATAGGTTCATGGAAGTATCTGGAGTACACCTACCTAATATCATATTAGCTATGGTAAGAGAAGCAATGGAAGGAAATGTAAGAGCAGCAGAGTTGATCTTAAAAATGCATAGTAAATATGAAGATTCAGTAACTCATAAGATTAAAGTAGAAGCTCCATTCATGCAACATTTAAAAACATTGAATGATTCTGAAGAAGCAGAGATTGTAACTGAAGATGCTATTGAAATTGGAGAAAGTTTTAACTTAACAGATGTAGATATGTCAGTATTACCAGAAAGACATGAATCTAATGATACTCCAAGTGTAAAGAATGTTATTGAAACAAATAGGATTACTGAAATAAAGAAACAATTTAGTGTTAAAAAGCAAAAAGATAAGAAGAAGTATAATAAGTGGTACTTATTAAGAAAAAGAGCTAAAAAGGTAGGTTTAAAGCCTTTACCACCTGGAAAGCCAGATCCTGCTAAAAGAAGGGCATGGGAAAAAGAACTTGTTAGGTTGGAAAAGAAAATTAATTAAAGATACTAAAACAAATGCATTAGTATTGTATATGGAAGATTATATTTTCTTATATGATTGTATTTGTTTTGAGGAAGAAGATGATGATGAATTGTTTGTTGCTATTGAAGATGTATTGCATGAACTTTCTATTTTAGCTGGAGATGATTTAACATATATTCCATTACCTATATGCTAGGCTCTCTTTTCTCTTACACCTGGAATAGTGGTTCTAGTAGATAATTCACCAGTTGGATCTAAAACACAGTAACAATATTCTTGACATATAGTATTACCTGCTCCTGGTAGTCCTTCTGCTTCAAAATCTGCAAAAGTTCCTTGCATACCTTCTCTTGCTGCACAATCATCACATACTCTGCCACTAACTGTAATCCATGTAAATATTCCTCTATCTAGATCATATCCACTATATTGTCCGAATCTTGAAGATTGATTTACTCCATCTACTATAGCATCTTTAATAGTATTTCTTAATTGACCGAATATTCTTCCACCAGTAAGCATATCATTATTTAAAGTTTCTTCTATTGCTAACATACTTAAACCAGCATTAGTTAATTTTGTAACTTGTTTCTCTATATGATTACCAAATACTTCTACATCAAAGACCATATCATCAAGAGTAGATAATAACATTTGTTCTAATTCAGGAGTTAATTCATCTAAAGATTCTAATACTTTTAAAAAATCTTCACCAAACAAACCAATATATTCTTCAGGAGTTGCCATTATTTTTTCTTCCATGCATTTTTTACTTGAAGAAACACATTTAATTTCATCTTTTCAAATTCATCTCCACCTGGCTGGAATGATTCTGGGATTCCAAACCATTTTCTTGCAGGAACTTTTTTATTAGGTAATAAGGATTCTGGAGATGTTGTATATCCAGTATGATGTAATGCACCATACTTACTTGTAATTTCCAATGTAAATCTTGGTTTAGCTTTAGTTGCAGGAGTTTTTGATATAGCTTTCATCATCTTACCAGTTCTGTTTAAAGGCTGTTTCCCACCTAATGCAATAGTAATTGGTTTTAATTCCTCAAAAGGATCATCATTAATATCAACACCTTTTTTTATATTATCTTGAATAGCTTTATTAAGATGTCTGCCTAAAGCATTGATACTGTCAATAACTATATTATCCATTTTTTCTGTTAATGCTTTTAAATCAAATGTCTGTTTTGCTTTTTTCGCCATTCTCTATAACTTCCTTCCCAAAATTCTTTCCAAGTTTAAAAGATTTAATATATTTAGGTAATGCTTTAGCAAATTCCAATTCAATAAAATCTAATGCAAATTGTTTTGGATTTTTTATAGCATCTTTAATATTAGCTTTTGGAATATCTATCTTTATATCATTCAGTTTCTTCAGTTGTAGTACGTAATCTACTAAAGATTGATCCATTTGCTGCTGGTTCTTCTTTTGTGCCATTTATACTTTCATTTTCTTTTATTTCTTCTTGTGCCTGTTCTAAAGTTAAATCATCATTATATTTTTTAAGTAATTTAGCTTTAGTTGTAAAATTGTTATCTAATAACCATGTATTCATGGCTATTTCCTCTGGAGTAGTCATAATTGCTTTAGGTTCATTAAAATCAATACCTATTTCATTTGGTAATTTAATTCCATTAGAATCTGCAACTATCTTTTCAAGATCATATAATTCCATCTCATTTTCTGACCATAGTCCAAGATCATCCTGATATTTTTCAGTATATTCAATATTCCTAATCTGGAGAGCAGTTCCAGATTGAGGTCTATCTTTTTGAGGATCTATAAATGATACAGTTAAATGATTATTAGAAGCAGTTACTTCAAGCATAGTTTTAGCAAGAGCAATAGCATCATTTATTTTAACTTGTGGAGATAAGATACTCATATTAGCACCTTCAGGTAAGATTATAATCTCATCAGAACCAGCTCTTTGTATATTTTCATCTGCATACATTCCAGTAACTGTATATTGACCAAACATCTGAAATCTCATTCCTAAATTCATTTCAGTAAATAGGATATTGAGTTGTTCATTTGCATTAATTATATCAACAGCTCCTGGAACATGAAATTCAAGTTGTTGATGATCTTTATGCATAAACACAAAAGGTAAAACACCTAAATCATGAGTTTCAGCTTTTAGTTCCTTCCCATTATCATCATATATGATAAATCCTTGATCATCATAATATGCATACTGTAATACTTCATTTCCCACAGATGCATCATCAGTATTTAAGAGAATAGGATATTTAATAGCAATAGGTTTAAATGGATCTAATTCATCAAGTATAACATCAAAAGCATATTTTGGTGTATATTTAAAACATTTATTTCCATCTAAATTATCTTCCATTCCTATATGCACAGCAATAGTACCTAGTAATTTAGTCATTTTCTCAAAATGTTTTAATTTAACATCTTTAACTCTTGTTAAATCATTATAAACATCTTGTTTATTTTGTAGTGTTCTATTAGCACCAAGAGTATAAACTCTGGACATTTTATCTACAAATCTTTTAGTAATATTCATTGAACTTATTGGAACTTCCTGAAATGAAGAAGCACTAAATCTATTTTTCACATATTGTTCAGTATTATCACCATTATAATAATCAAGCATTTTATAAGTTAATGCTCTCCTGTTTTTAGCTTGTTCCAGCTTTTGCCTTTTAATAGAATCATCTATTATTTTTCTTGCCATTGAATAAATCATTATCTGCTCCTGAATTTAATTTGATATTGTTTTATTGGAAATTGATTCACAAGTGCATATCTTAAAGCATCCATGCTGTGATCATGATAACCATCCTTTTTAGGAAGTTCTTTCATTTCATAACCTTCTTTAGTTTCAGGATATGCATAACCTTCCATATCTTCTATTAATCCAGTACATTTTTTGTCTATATGTAATCTTCTTGTTCCATCAGAAGATAATATAAAGTTTCTTACATGAGATACACCAGAAGCTATACTTCTTGATGCTTTATCTCTTACTGCAAATACTCTCCACCCAGTATTTTGATAAAATATATCTGCTTCACCTTTACCAACAGATGCTTGAACTTGATAACCAGCAGGATCACCATATACATTAGCTATTTGATATTTCCTGCTCTTTATCATATCCACTAATTCTGTTGTTTTAATATTAGTTTCATGAACTATCTCATCTATAAAATAAATGTGATCTACATCATTAATCTTTTCTGTTTGAAACCATAATACAGCAGGACTTCTATATCCAAAGTCAATAGACATAAAAGTAGGCAAATTATATTTATATCTATAATTGCCTACATTATCATTCCTTGAAAAGTCATTATATACTCTACCTTGCAGAGAAGTAAACTCTGCTGCAAATTCTTGCCTGAATATTTCATCAGTTAAAGATTGTTTTGCTTCTAATAGGTCTAAATCTTCTTTTCCTTCTGGAAATGAATATTTATTATCCCATGAAGGTGAATTAAAAGAATACCAGTTAGGATCTTTTTGTTGTCCTTTTAAAAATAATTTGTAGAAAAAATTATGACCTTGTGGAGTAGAAATGAATATTGCTCTACCTTTTCCTCTATTACCATCAGATAATGTTGGCCTAATATACATTTCCCATATCTTTTTTAAGTTCTGTATCTTACTTGCTTCATCAAATACAGCTAGAGATACACCTTCACCAATCATAGAATTTGGAAACTCTGCTGATTTACCTTCTAATACAGATTTTCCACCATCCCAGTCAAATGCTAAATATTGATCCTTTGCAGAGTATCTTGATGGTTTATATCCTTTTTTAATTACAAGTTCTGAATATACAAATTCAAATATCTTGCTGGATGTAGCATAGTTAGGAGCTACAATCCAACAAACAGAATCAGGAATACATAATTGGATTTCAATTTCTCTTGCAGCAGAAAAACTCTTTCCAAATCTTCTTCCAGCAGATACTACAGTATATCTTGTTCCATCTGGATTTTTATCTGCATTATATATTCCACCAGGAGGAAAATGCAACTTCTTTTGTCCACTATGAGGTTCATAGTTTACGAAGTTAAACCATTTATTCTTATATTCTTCAATATTTTGTGTGTATTCCATAATTTATATTAATTAATTTTGTATTTTAATAGAATAGTTTATATATTTCACTAAAGAATATACTACAAATAGTATATTTATCTTACTAAAAAAGTCAAAAGGAGATTATCACAAATGGCTGAAGAAGTAAAAACCCAGAATGAACAGACAGTAAGTCCTGGAGAGCAGACAGCTCAAACCGATCAGACAGATCAAAGTAAATCAAATGACACAGATTGGAAAGCTCTACATGGAACTGAAGTAGATTATAATAAGAAGTTACGAGGTAAAAATCAAGCTCTTGAAACTAAATTAGAACAGTTTGAAAAAGATAAAGCAGCATCCAGACAGAAAAAAATGGAAGAAGCTGGTGAATTTAAAACTATTCTTGCTGAAAAAGATTCAGAAATTGAATCTTTAACTAAAAAAGCTGGAGAATATGATAATTACTTAAATACTCGTAAATCTGAACTATTAGAATCTTTTTCCGAAGATGATAGAGAACAATTTAGTCATTTACCTTTAAGTGATATAGAAAAATTATCAAAGAGGTTAAATGTTTCTAAAACAAATGTACCAAATGTTCATGAAGGCAGAGATGCTAAATTAGGAGAGTTTGGTGGTTACAAATCTTACGAAGAATGGGCAGCTAAAGATCCTGAAGGATATAAAAGTGCAAATCAATCACCACAAGGTCAAGGAATTAAAATAGGCTATGGCAATTAAAAAAAACCATAGCAAGATACTTGGTGTTGATTTTGATCCAAAAGGTGATATGGTGCTAGATGTCAAAGATGATGGAGATTGTGATGTCAAGTATAAAGGACAAAAAATGGATTTTGATACTTATGTTGATGAACTGGAAGATAGAACTACTAGACATCAGCAAGGTAAGTCCATAACTACTTCTTCTATTGGAACTTTTAGTGGATTTGGTGAAGGAACATTAAGAAAACCTTATAAATTAAAAAACTAAACCCTACTTGAAGGCATTATGC